CCCCGGGTCTCAATGTGGCGCAGTCTCAAAGAAAAGAGGGTTGCATGGGGTTGCCAGAGAGAAATCGCCTTGATCTTCATGTCAAATACCCCTCCAATCCTTTGGCCTCCATCAGCCAGCGGGGGATAACGACTTCTTTGCGGGTTTCGATAATGTCCTCGACTTGGGACTTGGGCAGGTAAACCGGGCCTTCATCGCCGAAGACGAAACACCAGGCCGCCCCGTCTCTCGGGAGTCGATAAGCCGATCATAGGTTAGTGTCACCAGTTCGTTGCCGCTGGTGTCGCGGGTTTCATAATGGATGTTTTTCAAATTGCATCCTCCTTATTTTCATTATCCTCCTTATCATCCTGGTGAAATCGGCACCCAAAAAGGTCTTCTCGGTATTCTATGCGGGTATAGTATTTAAGTGCTTCCAACAGAGATCGCGGCTCTGGATGGTTAAATATTTCGTGAACATGGGAGAATGACAGATATGTGGCAGTTCGGACTTCTTGATTAAGGCATTCTCCCCAAGCAAAGTCCGCGCTTACCTTGAAGTTGAAAAATCGACAGGTTTTACAGGTGGGCCGATTCACGGTCCACCCCCTAATCACCACGCCGCCGCGTGCAGCGCCAGCCCACCCAGTATCAGCAGGGCCAGGTAGCCGGTGGCGATCAGTTTTTCTTGGCGGGTGCCGCCACGCCAGGGCCAAAAAAGGTCTTTAGACATAAGACACCTCCCGGTACTTGATGGCGTGCTCCCGCACCCGGATATTCCAATCGACCTTACAGTTTTTGCATTTGTAAATCAGGGACTCTCCGGCCTGAAGGTTGTCGGTTCGCACTTTGATTTCTACCTGATCCCCGCAAAAACAGGGGAAGATCGTGGTTTTCAGGTTTTCGGGCTTGAACTTTGCCATATTCGCCTCTTTCAAAAAAAAGGGGCGGCCCCAGAAGGAACCGCCCTTCTAAATTTTAACCGCTTTGCGGTTAACATTTCGCCGGCATTACCATGCTGAAATAATCCGGGTCCGCCGGGTCCATAATGCGGCAGGGGCGGTCACCCTCATTGATCTGCAACACCGCCTCGTCTCCAGCCATGGCCAGCAACGGGTCCAGGAGGTAGCGGGCGTTCAGGCCGATCTTGAGAGGGAGGCCGTCGCTGTCCCCGGAGTAGCTAAGGACGGAAAGGGTTTCCCTGCCTTCACCTTCTTCCGGGCTTTCAAAGGTGAGTTCGGCTTCCTCCTGGCCCAATTCGAAGATCACCATCCGGAACCGCTCGGAAGACAGCACCGTCAATCGTTTCAGGGCGTCGATCAGTTCCTGCCGCCGGAAGGTGAAGCCGTGCGCCCAGCCGTCCGGGATAATCCGCTGGTACTCCGGGAACCTCTTATCCACCAGCCGAATGGAGAGTTGTCGGCCACCGTCCTGGAGGTGAAGCAGCCGGTTTTTGTCGCCGGAAATGCCAATCTGCACTTTCTCGCCTTCCAGGAACCGTATAATCTCCCGTGCGCCCTTGGCCGGCAGCAGGATCGGCGATTCACTGGCCAGGTGCGCCAGGGACCGTTCGATCAAGGTGAGCCGGTGGCCGTCGGTGGAGACTGTGCGTAGGGGCTTGTCTTCCGCTGATTCCAGGAGGATGGAAGAAAGGTGGTATTGCATATCATCAGCCGACACAGAGTAAAGCACCTTGGCCAACATATCCTTTAGTGTTTTGCTGGCGATCTCCAGCATCTCCGCCTGGGGAACCGGGGGATCGGGGTATTGGTCCTGGGAAAGCCCGATTAGGGTGTATTTCGATTCACCCCGCCGGATGATCAGGTTATGCCGGTCGGTCGTATGGACCTCAACCTCACCGGGGGGCAACTCCTTGAGCAAGGAAAAGAGTTTGGCCGCGGAGACCGTAACCCCGCCTTTTTCGGTCACCTGGGCCGGAGCTTGGCCGCGGCAATAAAGATCGAGGTCCGTGGCAAGCAGGTCCAGGGTGTCTCCATTGGCTTTGATGAGCACATGACTTAAGATGGGCATAGTGCCCCGCCGGCCCACAACTCCCTGGACCCAGGCGATGGCTTTTTGGAACGCGTCTTTGTCGATGGTGAATTGCATCTTTACCTCCTTGGGTCGTCAAGATATGCTTTTTGAACTGCGAGAGATGAGTTCTTGAGAAGGGAAATGAGGGACAGGGCCTCAACATTGAAGCGTCCCTGTTTACAGGCAAAACAGGTTTTGGTTAAGGGGTGGCACCCCAATTCCCTCCGGTGAAAAAGGTGTGTCTCGGCCGTATATTGTTGCAGATAGCAATCATGTAAGCTCATCCGCTCCCGATATTTGCGACATTGGAAAAAGATGGTGCTGGGAATATGGGATCACCTCCTTTAAGTGATTGCACTTCCTGCTTTGAAGCATTCTCCAGCAGCGTCTTCTTGATCAGGTTCAGATGCCTAATAATTAGGTTGATTTTCTCCAGGTTCTTGGCAGAATTGCCGTTCATCACCCTGGCCAGGACGTTGCAATCATCTGGGCCGAAGGATTTGACCACCAGGCCGGTAACTGCATCCAGGGCCTTCTCCCACCGGGAAACCGTCTCCAGGTCCTCCTTTTTGGGGAGGACAAAAAGGGTCTTTTCACGCTTTGAGTCGATCATGGCGCCCACAAATTTCCGAAGGTGGTTATAGGTGGGAAGGCCGCCGGAGCCGATCTTCTGGAAAACGATCTCCTGGTCCTCCGGGTCCTCCAGTCGGCTGATCTCGAATGCCTGGGAAGGGGAGAGGGCGCCGAAGATTAGGGCGTCCTGATATTTCGAGGCCAAGTTCAAGAGCGACAGCCGCTCATCGATTCGCCAGACCTGCTTGAACCCCAGTTTTTGGGCCAGGTCCTCCCGGGTGTAGCCGCGGTCCAGCATCTCTTTAAAAGCCCGGGCTTCTTCCAAAGGCGTGAGGTCCTGGCGCTGGATGTTCTCGACCAAGGCCATTTCTGCGATTTGGTTATCATCGGCCTTGAGGACACGCGCCGGGACCATGACCAACCCGGCCATTTGGCAGGCTCGCCAGCGCCGCTCCCCGGCCACTATCATGAAGAGCTTAGCTGTCCTTTTGATGGGCCGCTCCACCACCACCAGGGGCTCGATTAACCCATGCTCCTTGATGGATTGAGACAGTTCCTCCAGCTTGGCCTCGTTAAATATCTTGCGGGGCTGATCGGGGTTCGGGTATATTTGGGACAGGTACGCGGTGCCAGCCGGGTTCGATAAGGGGTCCGGCGAAGTTTGCGAAGACTTTCTTTGCCTGGGGGCCTTCTTGGGGGAGGCTCCCTTTTCTTTAGTTTCTTTAGGCTTCGAGGGTCGTATTGCCATAGAGCACCTTCTGTAAGTTCGTTGGGAAAGGCTGGTTGAATTGAAACCACTCCAAGCCCTTCATGTCTTTCCAGGGGGCCAGCTTTTGATAATGCCGCACATGCTTAAACCCCTTTGGCGCCCACCTTGCGATGGACACCAGCCGGGGGTCCGTGGGGTCGAGGCCGGGATAGTTAAAATAAGAGGCCTGCATGGGTTTCTTGCTCCATCGAAAAGAGGTTTTTGATTTGGCCATTCCGGGAAGACTCAAATTTTCCCCTAGCCACCTTGACATTGTTTAGGGCGAATTTGTGATAACTCTCTTTGAGTTCGAAACCAACACAACCCCGCCCCTGCTCCATGGCAACATAGGCCGTGGAACCGATGCCCATGAAGGGGTCGAGCACCAGGTCTCCGGGGGCAGAATAGAGTTTGATGCAGCGGCGGATGACCTCGAGCTGTAGAGGACAGACGTGCCTTTCTTCCTGGTTTTCCTTGCACTTTTTATAGCCTTCCAGGGTGTCAATCTCCTGAATGTCGGACCAGCAGCCGTGCGCCCATTTGATCCAATCGAGCTTAGTAAACCAGCCATCCGGGTTAATATATTTCCCCCCGGTCACCGTCTTGGTCTTTGTGAGGCCGGTCTTTTCCTCCCAGGTTTCGATCTGGTAGGGGATGGTCTTGTAATCTGGCCGCACCCGCTTGACGGCGAACCCATTGAACCCAGAGTCATGCAGATATTCCAGGATGGGCGAAGGTTCCACCAGCTTGATTTCCCGGTTCGCCTCAATGAGACCATGGAGGGCCTGCCCTTCCCCCGGCTTGCGGAAGAAAAGCACATAGTCGTTCATGGCCGGGGCCAGTGCCCGGCAATCCCGGTAGGCGGTGGCAAACATCAGGGAATGGAGATTCAGTCGGCGGGCCACCGCCTGGGGATTCTTGACAATGGCCACTTCCCCATGGGGTTGAAAGCCGTGGTTTTCAAAAAGGGTGATTACCGCTCCCCGGAAGTCCCTGAGTCCCATGTGGCCGTGCTGGGTTTTCCATCGGAGAAGCTGCTGAATGTGAATAGCGGTGATGGATCCGGGTTTCATCACCCGGAAAAGCTGTTCGATAAAGAAGCGCATGTGCAGACCGAATTGGCCCTCATGGACATTGATTCCATCCAGGTTGTTGCCGATGTCCTCATGTTTGTGGCTGTAGCTGAAGAGCGCGCCGAAGGGAATCGAGGTGACGCAGTGGTCTATGCTTTCATCCGCCAGGCGCTCTTGCATCCCCGGGATGCAATCCTGATTCCAGATATTAACTTCTACCGGCATATAATTTCTCCTTCAGGGCTTGAATATAGTTGTCCTCCATGATCCGCACTTCTTCCATGATCCGCTCCCGCTTCCTGGAGATGTTGTCAAAAACCACCCCCTCCAATTCCGGAATATAGGGATAGTGCATCTTGACCGCCTTGGTTTGGCCAAAGCGGTAGGACCGTCGCTCCAGTTGATACCGCTGTTCTTCCGAGTCCGTGAACCCGGAGATGATGTTAGAGCCGCAAACCTGGAAATTCAGGCCATAGCCCAGGAGCGGGGCCTTGGTAATCAGACAGTCACTCTCGCCCTTGCGGAACCTTTCGATAATCGGGGGCCTTTGTTTCTTGGGCAGGCTGCCGGTAAGGATTTCTACCCGGTAGCCGGAACCCTTGAGCATGTCAAAGAGGATTTTGCTTTCTTCATCAAAGACCGTCCAGATGAGGGCCTTCAAGCCTTCCTGCATATCCTGCAAGGCCAGGTCCGCGCAAAAACGGGGCTTCCGGGAATCCACCGGGATTATCCGGCGCTCTGCCCCATCTCCCTGATAAAGAAATCCCTTGGCCATCTCGGAATACTTAATCCGATGCACCATCTCCAATTTACCGCCATCGCCAAAAAGCTGCGTTTGTCCGGCGCTATCGGGAATCTGCTGGATCATGGATAGCTGTTCTTGGGTTATCTCCAGAGGATATTCTTTGACCACCGGGGCAGGCAGGCCCGCAAGGTGGTCCTGAAAGCCGTAATGCACCGGGTTCCGCATGTAGATAGACCAGCCGGAAAGAAAACGATAGAAGGCGTGGCGGGCATGTTCTTTGACTTTCCACTCCCCATCTTTATTGCGCTGAAAGAAGGTCCAGATGATTTCCCCTTCATTTCGCAGCTTTTCCAGGAATGATCCCTGGGAAGCATATTCCATGGTTTCGTTTGGGGCCGGCGTCGCCGTGAAAGTGTATTTATATTCCACGCCCCGGCAGGATTTGATTAAGGCCCATTTGATAACTCCGCCACCAGATTTGAGAATGGACGCCTCATCGAGGCAAACCCCAGCAAGCCATTGGCACTCGGAGATGGTTTCCGCTTCGCCTTTTCGGGGGATAAATTTATCCGGGTTGATAATAGCAATCGCGGGTCCTGGGCCTGTGCACCATTCTTTCAACTCCTGCCGTGACTGGAGCCGGGCAATCTCTGGATAATCCCCGCCATAAAATTTTGCCGCCTCATCTATGGTCTGTTCCACCAAGTTGAGGGGAACGATCAGAAGCACCCGCCCTTGCGTCTTGTGGGCCACCTGTCGGGCAATCTCCAGCATCATAAAAGCCTTGCCCAGGCCAGTATCGCACCACACCGCGAACCTCTTGGCGGGCAGGGCCAGGTCCTGAACTATCCATTGTTGATAATCGAATAGCCGCGGATTGAAGGGAAGCCAGCCTTTCTCTTGAGCAACCCCCTCCAGGCCGAAGATGTGCGCGAAGCGGGCCGGGGTCCGAAGTTGGTAGGTATCCGACTCCCACCCATACGACAGGTTGCACTCCGGCAGTTTTTTGGATTGCAAGAATATCTGGTAGGCTTCCAGATCAAACGGCGCCTTGAAATCCACCAGAACAGAGTCCCCTTCAACCCGGATAATCTGAGTATTTGCGGTCATCTCCCCTCACTTTTGCGGCCGGGTATTTTTCGGCGTTTACTTGGAGTTTTCTGAGAACGGCGTCTGCTCAGATTGGTCCCGGTTACGTCCGCCAGGAAAAGCAGATAGATCAGGATGTCCGCCATTTCTTCCCCTACCAGGACAAGCTCCGGCTGCCTTTCCCACAAATAGAGGTCATTTAATTCCCCGGCTTCGGCGGCAATCGCCTGAGCCAAGTTTTTCGGAGTATGGAATCGCCGCCAATCTCTGGCATCCCGGAAGAGAGCAACGAGACTCTGGAGGTCTGATAGGTCAAGGCACACATCTTCCCCTTCTTCTCTTTCAGCAACAATAATGAGGTCTTCCTCGAGATATACTTTGGGCATCTTTCTCTCCTCTCCGGCCCCGGACACCGGAGGGGTAAGCCCGGGGCCTGCGGTGATGGTCCTTTCCCTTCCTTGAGCGTTAGAAGTGCATGGCCTCCTCATATCCCGGAAATTCAGATCATTCCGCCCCCTGACAATCCGGCGAATCACTTCCCCGGTGATGCCGCTGAAAGTCAGTTGGATACTGACCTTGCGCCAGCCGGGGGTCTGATAATCGCAGATAAATTCCCGGCCCTGGGGGTCCCGGTTCCAAAAGAGGTATCGCTGCCGACCTGCGGTTGCACTCCAATCCCAGGAATGAACCGAGAAAATCCGAGGGTGGGGTTTCCTGGGGGCCTTAGCATGGCCCGAACAGATTTCTTCGAATTTTAGTGCTAAGCTGGCTTCCATCGTCTTGCCTCCAGGAGTTGAAGATGATATGGGCCTCCCGGAGTTCGCGGCTGCGGGAGGCCCAATTTTGTTTAGATTTCCGGGGCGGGCCGGTCAAAGGTAGGGCTAATATTGATATTCCCGCCATATTCACCGGATCGCCCGGTCAACTCCCGCACCTTGCGGCCCACCTCATCATAAGCGCCTCGCCAGGCAGACGTGCAAATATGGCAATTCGCCCATGAATTGGGCTTGGCTTCGGGGTCGTTACACCGGCAATTAGCCGGGCGGGGGATAGTGAGGTAAATTTCCAGCCACCCCCAGGCAGTTCCCCGCCCATGACGAACCCTGACATTCGAATATTCCTTTTTCAGCATGGCCTTGACTGCCCTGCTTTCCTCTTTGTGATCTGAAAAATTTCTCCAGGCCATCGTCTTGCCTCCATTTGGGGTTTGAATTTGCCCTGCTCAAGTGAGGGTAGGAATCCGCCAGAACTCCTGACCCCCTAATCAACAGAGCCAAAATCAGTTAAAAGTTCCTTCCGCACGTCCTCCCCGCCCGGCCCTATTTCCGTTTTCGATACTTTCACCGCCCCGGCCTTCCGTCCACCGCATCGCGCTACTTGGCTGGTTACCCTGGGGGCCTGCTACGTCGCATCTCCTACGGTTTCGCTCACTTCCGTTCGGGCTTATCCGCTCCGGCTTGAGGCTGCCGGTCTGCCAGGGTTCTTTCAGGTAAACCCACAAACCCTTGAGCTTTAAAGGTTCCTCGCCTTGGTGCTCAGTTCCATGCGGTTTCGGTTTGCCGCCTCCTACCCACCGGATAGATTCGATCTATTTTGCTGGGGCGGGCCTACTGCACTCGGCCCAATGATTTGCAGTTTTAAAGGGCTGCTCCCCCTCACCCCGCCTTTGAACCATTCTCAGGTTTCGGTCTCTCTGGAGTTGGGCTGGCCTGGTTCGGCTGTTCCGGGTTTTTTCGCTGAGACCCCATTCCCTGGTCTCGCCCGCCCTTTATGGTTTTTCCGTTTTTTGGCTTATAGGCTGATCTCCTTTGTGTATCGTGTTTTTATTTGAATCATATACTTTTAGTATATTTTGTCAAGTGAAAAGTTATACAAAATGTCTTTTGTGAAATTTATTTTAATCGACCGGGGACGGCGGGGTATGCACGCATGGATGGGGTTCTTGGTCTATCCGATGGTCGGTTAGGCGTACTCGAAATCGAACTTGGCAACGCCGTACTCGATTCGCCGCGTTTTCTCCTGGAAGATGTTGCGGTTTTGCATGGCCGTTATGGAATTGAAGTACGGAATTATCACTTTTAGGACTTGACAAAGTTCTCTCCATGTGGAAGGGCTATTGCAAAGAAAGTTGCCAAAGACGGCCTTTCCTCCAGATGCTTATCCGACTTTTTTGTGAAGCATGTAGATGCCCCAAGTTCGATTGTGATGACAGATGAATATAAGGGTTATCGTGGTCTCAAGGCAATCACCGATCATTATGCCATCAACCATAAGACAGCATATGTTATAGGAGATACACATATAAATACCATTGAAGGGTTTTGGGCTTCAATAAAACGTTCTTGGTATGGGCAACACCATCATTTTTCTGATAAATGGGCAAACCATTATATTTCCGAAGTTACTTTTAAATATAATAATAGAAGCAATGATAATACCTTTGGCTACTTAATGCGGCACATGGTAGGAGGTGTAGTATGAAAAGCCTCTTGGGGAATGTCGGAACCGTATTAAAAAGCCGCTCCAATCGTTTGTTTTATGGGGACAATCTTGATATTATGCGGAATCTGCCAAGCGGGTGCGTCGATTTAATATATCTTGATCCCCCTTTTAGTAGTCAAAGAACTTACAACTTGATTTATACACAAATGACGGGGCTTCCTGTCCCCGAACAAGAAGAAGCTTTTTGTGATGCTTGGCGACTTGATGAAGAAAAAGAGGCAATGGTACGCCGGATGCCGATCGTATTAAGAGAATATGGCGCTGACGATGATCTTGTCCATTTTTGGATGGCCTGGATAAAAGCTCTTAAGCACACACAAGAGCCATTACTTGCTTATTTAGTATATATGACATATCGTTTACTAGAAATGAGACGTTTGTTAAATGCAAATGGGTCTCTTTATCTTCACTGTGATCCAACTGCCAGCCATTATATTAAAGTGATTATGGATAGCCTATTTGGGCATCAAAATTTTCGTAATGAGATTATTTGGAGAAGAACAGGAGCGCATGGGAGAGCCAAGAGGTGGGGACCAATACATGATACTTTGCTATTCTATACAAAATCATCGTCTTATATATGGAATCGAGTTTTTGAACAATATGATGAATCTTATCTAAGGAATTTCTATCGACTTGAAGATGAACATGGGCGATACCAATTTGTTACGCTTGATGGTCCCGGCGAACGACAGGGCGATTCAGGGAAACCCTGGAGAGGAGTTGATCCCACTTTAAAAAAGAGACATTGGGAATTGCCCCCAGACCGAGCTTTGCCTAACTGGTTCGTGTTTCCTGATGGTTATTCTAAGATGACAATTCAAGAACGATTAGATGTATTAGACATACAGGGGTTAATTTATTGGCCCCAAAAGGGCAAGGTTCCAAGATATAAACGATATTTAAGCGTCTCAGAAGGCAACCCGATTCAAGATATTATTTCTGATATTCGGCCTGTTGGATCACAGGCAAAAGAGCGGTTAGGTTATCCCACTCAAAAACCTCTTGCATTATTGGAAAGAATTATCCGAGCTTCAAGCAATGAAGGTCAAGTCGTTTTCGATCCCTTTTGTGGCTGCGGTACGTCAATTTTTGCAGCACACCAAAATAATCGTAAATGGATAGGGTGTGATATTGCTATCCATTCAGTTCGCATTGTTAAAGAAGTATTGTTGCGCCGATATGGTTTGGTGGAAGGAAAGGATTATGAGGTTAATGGTGTCCCGCGCAGTGTGGATGCAGCCCATGAGCTTTTCAGTCACTCACCAAAGCAATTTGAACAGTGGGCGGTAGAAATGGCAGGAGGGTTCAAAAGTGCAAAACCTTCAGGAGACAGAGGGATAGATGGGCGCATTTATTATGAAACCAGGGAAGGTCTCAGGTCCATGATCCTTTCTGTAAAAGGAGGCCATTTAGTCCCCCAGCATACCCGTGAATTACGAGGCACCTTGGAGCGTGAAACTGATGCAGATTTAGGCGGTCTTATTTGTTTGGAGAATCCGACAAAGGGTATGTGGCGCGATGTAGCTGATGCTGGCATGTTCACATATCTTGGGAGAGATTATCCAGTGCTCCAAATTCGGACAATCGAAGACCTTTTTAATGGTAAGGGATTTGAAACCCCCTCACGAGTTCAGATTATGAATTGGGAACGTCAAATTAATTTGCCCTTGCCAGCATAATATTTTCAACAAGTCCTAAAAGTGATAATTCCGTAGAGAAACATCATTCCCCCATATCTGGGCCTTGGGAGCATACCGGGACAAAATCTGCTCCACCGTGAAGGCACCAGAGCAGCCGACGTAGACCTGGCGACCGTCGAAAGCGGGGCCGTTGTTCCCC